TGATTTCGCCGAGCTTAAAGTTAAAGGCCGTCCAGGTATCGCCATTCCAGACGATGTCTTCATTATTGCGTACCAGCCGCAAGGGTTCTGCGGAATCGGGAAGGGCGACTTCCACCAGCAACAGCCACACGCCGTCACTGGCAAGCTTGCTTTTTTCAAGTACGCCGGCAACTGAAAGATTAAGCATATTACACCTCCTGGATTGTCAGGGTACCGGCATAGTATCCCGGCGCTGACAAGTCGAAACTAATGTCCCCGCCTGTAAACCGAACGGAAAACAGTTTTCCGGAATACGAGTCATTGGGAACAGTTGGATAGTACCAGTCAAAGGCCATACTGCCGCCGTAAACCGTGGTGCGATAGAAATCGCGCAAGGTTGCAAAATCGGCGGCAGGCAACGCCGTCCACTTCAGGACAAAGCTCTGCGGTATCCGGGTAAACTTAGCCCGGGAAATTACCAGCCCGTTTTCCATTTCGGACTGCAGTGAAGGGTCTTTGATTTTGGTGGTAAAGGGGTATACCGGTTGTTGGATATTAGGGAATTGTGCCATGTTTCTTTCCTCCTAGGTTTGTTTTTTTAATTTAACGATCTTGTATTTCCTGTCCATTGAGGGCACGGTATCAGGTCTTATGCTTGAGTTGCCTGAGACAGAGTCCATGTGACGGAAGTAGCAGCACCCGCGAAAGGTGCTGCTACTGTTTGAGGAATTTTGCTTGTTGTCGCACGGGAGTATCATTCCAACCTATGTAACTTTGACGCTTTGCTAAGGACAATGGGATACCGACTGCAGAATTTGAATCCTACACCCATTTTATCCAGCTCCCTTCTAAGAAGAGCCGTTGTAATTGCTGGTGAGTTGAGTTTGCAGCGCGAGAAGACTAGATCTCTATTATTTGTATTTGGATTTTGCAAAGTTTTCACCCTATCAACTAAGTCAGGCGTTTTTCACCAGGTACAGTTGACGTAGGTATTATTAATTGCTTATTTATGCCTCTGACCATTATATGATAATACCATCTTGATTATTTTTCATCAAGACGATACCTCCGTCCCCTTGTATTTTCTGAAGCCTGACAAAACTAAATTGCTGAATATTCAATCACGTAAGGCTGTTCTAGAGTTTGCCATTTTCACTATCCATTAGGCCAGCAAATATAATTTGTGCCCATTCTTTCACGGTTTTTATGCTTTCTACATTCATCGCACCTCGATACACCAAGTAATTTCCAATCATGCCGTCATATTCAATCTCGACATGCAGTCCAGATTTATCGAAATACCCTTGCATATCAGTTATTCCTTGAAAAGTAGAATGATCTGGTTTGATTTTTTCACGAACTATATCAATTATTTTAATAAAACTTTCTCCATCCTCGAATCCGTTAAAATGACAAACGACTACTTTATCTTGCCATTTATACCAGATTCGTGTTTGGTAACCACTCAAGGAGCGAGCGGAAGAAGTCTCTGTTAACTTGAAGAACTCCACCAGCTCTGGTATCGTTTTGCCCGGAATAGCCTCTTCCGTTGATAATAATAGCTTTTTTGCTAAATTCATATTCCCGCCAGAAAACTCTAATACCTTCTCAAAACTGACGGGAAGTTGCTTCAACTCATTTAGTTTAGAAAATTGTGCTAGTTCCTCAGCTTCACTCGACCCCTTAGGAGAAGAACTGTAGGTAGCTGGCAGTGACCGCCAACCTATCGAAGTACCCCTCTGCGCCGACAAGCTGGCGAGGTTCGCGGGCGTCGCGCCGGTGCGGTTCAGTTCGGCTGGCAAGGGCAAGGACCAGAAGAGCAAACAGGGTAACCGGGAGCTGCACAGCATCCTCTACTTCCTGGCCATCCAGCAGGTGCAGGTGGCCAAGGTATCGGAAAAACCCCGCAACCCTGTGTTCCACGACTACTACCAGCGGAAGATCACCGAAGGCAAGACCAAGAGGCAGGCCCTGGTGTGCGTCATGCGCCGCCTGGTCAACATCGTCTACGGAATGATGAAGCACCGGACGGCCTACGTGATGCCGGACCTGCCGGAGAAAGAGGCCGTTTGACGAGAGTGGCAGCATCCGCAAAAGATGCTGCCACCATGTTGGCCATTTGTGTTGTTGTCCGACGGGAGCGACAGTTGCGTCAGTTGCGACATTGACGCTTCGGACGGTACTGACGCTTCGCGAGGGGCACTGAGGGTGACTGACTGCAGAATTTAGATTCTGTAGTCAGTTTGGGGTTCTATGTTTGTCAGAAAGTTATGTGGTGCGTGTTTTCGGTGCTGCAGCTACCGGCGTCCATCGTTTTGCAGTGATTTTGGGCGAAGTTTTGCAGTGAGATGGAACTGCTACTTACCCCTTCCCAGATACTGCTCCACTTCGTCGCTGAGTCTCTTGACACTATCACTCATGAATAGGTATGCCTTTGTGAGTAACTGTTTGTCATCACCTAGCCGTTCTAGCACGGAAAAAGACAGTACCTCCTGTACTCCCTTATCCTCGCTAGATGCCATCTCTGCAAAAAATACAAATAACCGCCTGATCAATTCTTCGTTCTCACACTTGCCCAACAAGTCGAGAAGAAATGGTGTAACTACATCACCAAAAAAGTTGTGTGGTCCTGGATCTTTTCCATCCCACCACTCCACTTCTTTTTCATAGGGTTCCCGAAGTTCAGGAATCAAAGCGATTAACTCACTGGACAAAGCATCATAGGTCATGGCGTAACCCCCTTCAAAGCATCTTTCAAATCGCTAAGCATTTTTTGAGTGATCTCTCTCTCGGTCTGACTAAGATTTTCTTTCGCTAGTATGTTTTCCAAATTCTTCACTCTCTCAAAGCCCTTTTGAATATGAGATTTTCCACCTACTAGTTCTCCGGCAGTTAGTTCATGGCGGATCGCATCCGCTAGTCCACCATCCCCAACTTTAGCACCAGGACGATATATTTGATCTACTGCGTTTTTCAATTTCGGATTGGAAACTGATTCCATTATAACATCTCTGACAGGTTTACTCGACCCCTGAGTTACTCGCTCTGTTACCGTAAGCATCTTTGTGGCGATAGTTTTTACTGGAGGCACTAATCCTCCCGCTGAATATCCCGATCCTAAGAACTCCATTCCATGAGCCCATTCTTGCACTTTGGTTGCTAAACGAACTTTTTGTTCTTCACGGTCATCTACAATCCTAAAGCCATATCCCCCTATATTAAACTCAAATAAAGTATTGTCAGCATTACTCGACTCCTCCAATTTTTCTTTAACTTGTTCCTTCACCCTTTCTCGAGTTTTAAATTTTTCCGGTTCCCCATGCAGCGGCACTCCAGAGTAGGTAGTATACATACCTGTATCTTCATCATAATATACTCCGTCTCTCAACTCTTCTTCGGTGAAATATTCCCTATCTGTGAATGCCGCATTAAGAGGATCTAATAGATATTGCGGTTCTATACGGCTAGAGCCGATGCCTTGTACGCTTCCCAGGTATGCCAAATCATTATTCACATTGATGCCGAATGTGTCGATCAGTTTGACTCCGGTTAATTTTTCTTTGTTACTAGTTTGTGCTGGCACAACAGTGGCGTCTAGACCGGTAGAATAATCAATATCTGTTTGCGGTAAAGAAGCACCATCCCTGTCACTGCTAAATTGTACAGTGGCAATTCCATCAGCATTTGCTTGCTGTCTTGACAACCAATCTTCCTTTGTTCCTGCCGCAGTCGTATAATAATCCCGATAACCCCCAAACCAAGGAATGCGAACAAATAAATCTCCACTTTCATTGAAAACAATCTTACTATCTCCCAGAAAATCATATAACGAATTCCCAATAGTATCATCATCCATAATCCGTCACCTCCAATCATTGATCTACCTTAAAGCATTCTTAAAACATCGACCAGCTTACTGGCATTTGGGCATGAAAAAGCGCAAGCATGTACCACTTGCAGGTGGAATAGCTTGCGCCTTTTTCCTTCGAATACTACGGTTCACGGTTATAATTTGCTTTTGAGTTATCTTGATGCGGACTTCTTTTAACTACCTTTAGAATTTTTACGGCTAAACCGCTGCATAAGAAGCATAGCCATTCACCAAAGTTGCAACAATGGCACTGCCGCCTGTACCGCTATCATAAAATGCCTTAAAAGGCAAATTAATATAGATACCTTTTTCACTTTCAATACCAGGTGAGGTTTGCTGAAAAATGACTTCTTCCATAAAAAATTGCAAGCTATGTGTACCACTGGTAAACTTAAACTTTAATGAGGATTTCGTGTTATTAATCGCCTTATTCAATAGCACTGTGTCCTTAAACAGGGCCTTGATACTGCCGGAGACTTGGAGGATACCTTCAGGCAGGTCGGTTCGATAACCGTTGCCGCCAATGGTATAGGTAGTGCCGTCCAGACCGAAATCAGCGTTCAGGCTGGCTTCGGTCACAATGGCCAGTTGCGCTCCGCCTTCCTCAATTGTCCCTTGAAAGTTACTAAACTTTTGGAGCGAGAGTGCGGTCAGGGGCGACGCAAAAGGTGCAGCACCAACGGTACGTTTGGCGCCAAGGATATCAATAGTGGCAGTCAACTCCGTGTCACCGCCATAGGTAAAGGAGAATTTGTTTACTTTGCAGCCGTTAAACATTTCATAGGCCGGAATATCCGGATATTGCTGCTCCAGTACCAGCGACGGCTGACTCTTAGTCACTTTAAATACATGGGTGTACGGATCACCGGAGCCGGTCGTCGTCGGGTTGCCAAACATGGCCCGCAGCCAAAACCCGGCACCGATTTGATCGATTGGCACGACAATGCTGCCCGCTACATCGGTATTGCCGATTGCCGGCTGAATCTGGTCACGACGGTCGCGAATGGTAGTGGAAGCGATCTGATTTTGACTAATTGTAATTTTTGATTGATTAATAGGCACATTATAGCCTTTGGGCGATGCCGGCGTTAGTCCATAGGCAGTCTCATACGCCAGTGCCAACTGAGAATTAAGTCCTTTTGCTCTTGACATGGTAGAACCTCCTTAGAAATTGATGTTATAGCCATTAACAGGTGATATTTTCACAGTAATCTCCATACGTCCGGGAAACCGCGGGAAGTAGGCAACAGGCTCAATGTCATAATTCAATACACTAACC